GAATCCGTTGTGCTCCGGGCAGCGATGCATCGGGGTGATGACCCCGCCTCGAATGGTGCGTCGACGCTCACCGCACCCGTCTGGGCACTCCCAGAATCTGACTGTGGGGCGATCGATCTGATCCACGCCGTCAGCATACGACATCAGTCCGCTCCACCTCCTGAATCGGTGGCCGGGGAGCACGAGAACGTCGCCGACAGATTCCGAGCTCCGGCGCCCCAGGTGTAGCGGATCTGCTCAATGAAAAACTCCTGGTCGAACCCGTAGCCGGAGTTCCCGTCGGCGTCGATGCGGACCCGGTCCGACAATCGACGAGCGAGGATCATGTCTCGGACCTTGACGTCGCGAGTGGCGCTGAATCCGACATCGAAGATCGGGCGGTCCTGATCGAACCGCTCAAGGATCAGGTTGTTGTACGTCTCAGCGTCGGCAATCGTTGCGAACAACTGCCCGGGGTGCGGGTGGGAGAGGATCGCCTCCCGGTCGAGCTGAGAGGCGGTGTTGTTGTCGGTGACCCCGAATCCGCCGGTGTCGGGCGGCGGATCACCAGCGAATCCGCGGATGGTGATCACCGCTGTCTCAACGAGGTTGTAGCCAGTGAACTCCCCACCGAACGGAGACGGGTTGCTGACCTGCTCGGTGCGGGTCCGTTCCGCCCATTGCACCCCGACGTCCTGAGCGTTCGCTGAGCCGGCCACCGCGAGCGACCCGAGCGACTCGTACCCGTTCGGTGCGATGTCGTCAGATGCTGACTGCTGAGTCGCCCCGGATCCGGTGGCTCCGAGCCCGGTGCGAAGCGCGATGAACAACGACGGTTGAGACGGCCACGGAGTGAACGCCACCGGCGGGTCGTTGTCCCCCGCGAGCGCCTGCGTCGAGCCGCTGCCGTGGCCGTTGAACTCGGTGATCGACAGGCCGGACTCGATGACCCCGTACCAGTTCTTCACGAGGAACTGAGCGGCGGCCCACGCCCCACCGGCGGAGCCGTCATCGTAGAACTGGACGGTGTCGCCGAAGTCGCCGGCCGAGAGCCGTTTGGCGTAGACCCGTGTCCCGATCTCGTCGACGAGAGCACGAAGGTTCGTCCATCCGGCCGGGTTGAGCCAGAACACGTCGTCGGCCTGCACCGACGAGGCGATGACAACGAGCATCAGGTCACCGACAGCGGCGTCGGTGTCGCCGGTGCCCTCGGATGGAACCACGATGTCGACGTCGTTGGCGACACCGAGCGCGGTCACGTTCGAGTCGGTAGAGGTGATCAGTCTCGGCATCGACGGTGACACCTCGGAGCGGACCTGGTTGATGATGTCGGCCTCCCACGCCCGCTGGCGTGGCACTTCGAACGCGAATCCTGGGACCTCCGGGTCGTCGGTGAACGTGGCAACCACTGAGGTCCCGTCGCGAGCGCTCCGATCGTCGAACTCGATGTCGCCAGCCGGGGTCTCCCGCAGAAACCCGATCTCGGTCTCTTCCGCACCGCGAGCGAGGTTCAAGGCCCGTTGCCGGCTGAATCCGACGGACCCGAGCTGGACTTCGCCCTCGGCGATGGCGGCCGGTGGGTGGAGCTGCCCGACCTGGTTGAGGATGTTGCCGATCAGATGCCCGGAGCGGATCCCTTCCGACAGGAGATCATCGGCGCCAACGGAGCAAGGGCAGGCGATCTCTCGCTCCAGAGCCCGCAGCTCACCTCGGGCGGTGATCTGAGCGAGCTTCCGGTTGTCTCTGGTGGTGAACGGCTCGACCTTCGACACTCGCAGCGTGCCGAGAATGCCGGTGTCGTCGAACCCGATCCTGGTTCCGTCCCACACTCGGAACGATCCGACGGTCGGCGGGCGCTGCGAGAACCACTTGCCGTAGAGGCCGACGTGGTTCGTGGCTGACAGCGCCGAGGTGGCGGACAGCTCCTCTACCCCGTCGAGATACGCCTTGATGGCGGTGCCGGCCACGTTGATCCCGATCGCGATGTCGTCTCGATTCTCCATCGGGGTCGTCGCCAGCGTCGACAACGACCCGGCAACGTTCTCTTTCAGGCAGAGTTCCTTGTCAGCGAACACGAGCAGCCCGTAGTTATCGGTGTCGGTGTAGTGGTAGCAGATACCTATTTCGTTGTCGGAATCACGGAACGGTACGTCTATTTGGGCGTAATAGGTGGTATCACCGGCGTCTATTGTTTCTATGTGTTCGGTGCCGACCTGTGGTTGAGCTTGGTAGATGATCGAGAACGCTGCCAGATCGGGAGACTGGTCGAACAGGCTGGTGAACCCGGAGCTGATCGTCGGGGTCGCGGTCGTTGGAGTGTCCTGACCGACGACGGTGACCAGCACCCACGACCCGCCCGAGGCTGGTGTGATCGCGGCGGGATCCGGGTCGGTTGTCCCATCGGTCGGGCCGGTCTGGGTCACATCGAACGGGGTGGTCGTGTCGACCCCATCGAAGACGAGAGCGACGATGTGCGTCTCAGTGGTCGTCGGTGACCAATCGAAGGTGATCACATCGGAGTCTTCGGTGCCGTCGGCGATCTTGTAGACGCAGGTGATCCGAGGTCGGAACGCTGCGGCGTGCCCCAATGACCAGCGCTGCGTGTACCCCGACGGTGTGGCTGGGGCTCCGGCGTCGGTGGAGTCCTGGGTCGAGCAGACAATCCAGATCAGGTCGTTGTTCTCGATCGTGGCGGGCAGGGTGATCGTGTGGGACGACGCGGTGCCGGTGACGGTTGTCTCCGAGCTCGAACGCAGCGAGATCGCCTCACCGGACGCAGGGCGCAGGCAGTCGGTGACGGTGGCGTTGTTCTCCAACGACGCCCAGGTGTACGCCCCGGGGTCGACCTCGGACAGCCCAGCCGCTGGGGGCCCGTCCGCGAGCGCCTGATCGGAGAACTGAGAGAACCCGGCAGCGAGGCGAGTAGTCCACGTGTCGCCGGTGTCGGTGGTGGTGAGCGGGCCGCCGTCGCCAGCGAACAGATCGTGAGCGATCTCCACCGGGTCGGCTGGTGTCGCTGATGAGTCCCGCAGTCGGATGTACCGGCCGCCCTTCAGCGAGTACGGGGCGGTGTTGAGCGGAGAGTCCTGATTAAAGAAGTTGTATTGGTTGTCGTCGTTCTTCACGACAACCGACATCGTCCCCGGGATCGAGCGGCCGGTGATCTGCGAAGCGTACGACCGGCCGTACATCAGCTCCCCCGCGATCACATCGTCGGTTCTGTCCTCGATTGCCTGATCGAAGTCGCCGTCGCCGTCGAGGTCCCACTCCATCGTCAGATCTGATGACACCGGGATCTCGGGTGTGGTCGCCCAGAACGCCTCACCGACCCCGGTCGCGACCTCAGCGCTGGCCACCACCGTCGGCGGGTCACACGTCGCATCCGACGCGGTGCCGGTGCCGGTCGCGGCTTCAGCCCCGGCGATGACCGACAACGCTGGTCTGAGCACGATCGTCGCCGCCCGATGGTTGTTGCTGTTCGAGATGGTGAACGAGCTCGGATCGTCGGAGGTGGCGGTTGCTTCCTTCGTGGCTGAGCAGACCATCGCCCCGGCGGTGGCGTCGTTCGTGTTCGAGAACCCGGACGGAAAGGCGGTCACGGTGGAGCTGTACCCACCGGCGTAGCCGAGAGCGACGAACAGCTGATCCGCTGATCCCCATGTTGCGGTCACCGACGGCGGGTCGAGCACGGTCCCGTACCCGGAGCTGGTAGTCGCTACGTCCCAGGTGGTGCCCTCAACAACGCCGGCGCGAGCGCCCTTGACTCGGATGGCGTGCGCTGCCGACTGGTTGTTCCGGCTGGTGGTCACCGTGATTGTCGACGCTTCCGACCCGTCGATTTCCTTGATCCACACGTACCACTGCAGAGTGTCGGTCTGTGGGAACAGGTTGATCCCGACGATCTCGGTCCAGCCAGCCGGTGGGGTGACGGTGATCCCTGAGCCGGCCATGCCCCAGGAGACCAGCACGTGATCGCCGGGCTGGGCGGCTGGGAGGTTGATCGTGTGAGTCTTCGTCCACGACGTCTCGATCGTTTCGGTGATGGCCTGCCAGCTCGGTGACGTCATCGCTAGCGAATGCCTCCGAGCCCGTCGAGACCGCCGGTGAACACCTCATCCCGCATGAACTCACGGACATCGTCGAGCGCGACCATACTGCCGAGAACGGTGATGTTGACCTCTATCGCCGGTGCTGACGGGGCTTGCCCGAACAGGCGCTCGGTGTCGGGAGCGGTGAGAACCGACGACCCGGTTGGCAGCCCGACGATGTCTCCGGATGGGAGTCGAGCCGCTTCCGGGCCGGCCTCGTTGACCAACGTCGGGAAGAACTGGCCGCCGCCGCCGGTCTGAGCGGCCACAATCCCGGACGTGCCGGCCGCGTAGAACGCTGACGGCGCCGCAGCCACTCTGGACGATCCGGAGCTACCGCCGGTGCTGCCACCGCTTGACCGGCCGAACCAGTTGGCGATGTTGTTCACGTAGCGGGTGACGGTCTCGACGAGGTTGACGTACGTGACGGATGTCTTGCCGTTGATCCGGTCGAGCGCCAAGCTCGCAGCGTCCACCTGAGCCCACACGTTGCCCTCGGCGTTGACCTCCGCCACCCACTCCCGCGTCACCCCGAACAGCGAAGTAGCGAGCGCGTCGACTTGTTCCTTCTCGAACCCGGCAGCAGCCGCCGCCTCCCGGAAGCGTTGCTCGTTCACCGCGAGCGAGTCGGAGAGCTGCTTGGCTGACACATCCCCCGACGCGTACGCCGAGATCAGAGTCTGTAGATCCTGCTCGTAGGCGTTGACCATGGCCTGACCCCGGACGCCGGCCTCGGTGGTCAGATCGAATCCCTTGGCGAGATCGAACGCTGCCGCGTCTGTCTCCCCGAAGCTTCGCTCCAGGTCGGTGGTCGCATCGAACAGCCCGATCAGAGCATTGGTACCGCTATTGTCAGCCCACTTGTTGACCTCGGCCAGAGCGTTCGCTGACGCCGCTGCCAGATCATCCCACGCCCGAGTTGCCTCATCTGCCGCGTCCGCAATGTCATCGGTGGCTCGCGCTCCGTCCTGCAGCACCGACGGCACCGCATCGAACGTGTCGACGAACCCGTCGAACGCGCCATCGAGCACCCGGGTAGCAGCGGTGGCGTCGTCCTGGCCATCTGTCAGATCACCGAGCCAGGACACCACCGACTTGCCAGCGTCGACGGTGGCGATCAGGGCATCGGTGTACCGGTTGAACTCACGGGCTGCGCCCTGCCCGACGACGGTGGCCACCTCAGAGACCCGCCGCTGGGCGATCTCCCATTGCGTGGTCATCGCTTCGACCTGATCGGCGACCTTATCGGCGGTGCCGCCGACTTCGACCTGAGCATCAGCAGCGGCCAGCACCGCCGCGGTGAACGCATCGATCTGGCCGGTGGTCTCGAACGCGGTGCCGAATATCCGGTTGGCGGCCTCCGCCTTGATCGCCGCGTCCTCTTCCTCCAGCAAAGCGGTCGCGATGTCCCGCACCGCTGATGCAGCCTCCGGGCCGCCCTGAGAGATCCGTTGCTGCAGATTCTCGAAACTCAGACCGAGCGACTCGATCGCCTCCCGGGAGTCCCCGTCGGTGATCCGAGTGTTCAGCTCCTCCATGGCCTCGGCGGCTCGTTCGACCTGAGAGGTGAGCCCCTGCTCGTAGGTGTCGCCGATGAGGCGCACAGCGGCTGGGCCTTCGATGCCGAGCTTCTCGAACACACCACCGAACTCGCGGGTGGCGTCGAGCACCTCGTCGGTCTGATGCCCGTACCGCTGGGCAGCGTCGATCATGATGTCGAACGCGTGCTCGGTGTTGTCAGCGAGGCCCTGCTGAATCATGCGGCCAGCCAGCTCGGCCGCGGTTGGCACATCGACGCCGAGATGTTCGCTGAGCGTCAACGCCCACCGCGATGCCTCTTCCAGGTTGAACGACGGATCGATGTCGCCGAGCTTGCGTTCGAGGATGATCGCGGCGTCGAGCGCTGTCGATGCTGACTCGCCGAACCCGGCACCGTAGGCGTCACCGGCAGCCTCGCCGATCAGCCTGGAGCGGCCAGGCCCGAACCCGGTCTGGATCTGGACATCGATGTTGCGTTGAGCGGCAGTGAATCCACGGGTCAGACCCTCGGCGATGTCGTCAGCGAACAGAGCGCCGAGGCCGAGCGCGACAGCGGACAGCGGACCGCCGGGCCCGAGCTTGGAGCCCAGCTGGTTGACGATCGAGTCTCCGGCGTTGCCGACGTCGATGTTGCCGAGCGTGTCCTTGATGCTGTCGACCGCTGGCTTGGCGTCGGCGTCGATCTCGATCGTCGGCGGTGGGATCGAGTCGAGATCTCGGATGTCGCCGGCCGCGGTGCGCACCTCAGAGTCATCGACCTGAACCTTGACATCGACCTCTTCCGAGCGGATCGAATCGAGCTCCCGGTTGATTCTCGACCCGACATCGGAGAACGAGCGCGCCACCGAATCAGCGGAACGATCGAAGATGCGCTCCACATCAGCGGCGATCGACTGAGCCTGGCTGCGGGCGTCCTGCGCAGCCGACGCGAGACCCTGGCCCGGCTCGTAGCGGGTCGTTACGACGATTTCGATTTCGTTGGCCACGCCGTCACCTCCTCATCGGGGTCGTCACGTCGGGAAGGCCGAGGATCATGGCGTCCTCTGCCAGCAGGTCAGGCAACCGGTAGCCGTATCGGTGCATCGCCCGATCGATCAACAACGACTCCAACGGCGGCAGATCGGTCAGAGCACTTCCTGCACGACTGCTCCGTTCCCCTGCGCCGGCTCCGACTGCTCCGCGAGCGTCTGACTGAGCCCCAAAGGGCGAGGCCGCTGTACCTCCGTGATCTTGTTCAACCAGCCGACCGCCATCGAGATCGCCAACGACGAGTCAACCGACCGGATCGCCTCGCTGCTGGGAGTGAGCGGGATCGGTACGCCATCGTGTTCGAGATTCCACGAGACGAGATGCTCAGCGAAGGCGTTGAGGAGATTCTCGTCTCCGACCTCGCCTGGTTCTGGTGTCGCGAACCCCTTGCGGATCCGGACGTACTCTTCGACCGACACCGCCTCGGCGGCGCACGTGGCACCGTCGAAATCGGTGCCGACCAGCGACACTCGGATGAGTCGAGTTCCTACTTCGTAGCCCATATCAGGCCCAGGTCGGCACGGTGCCGTCGGCCAGGACGGCCGTGCACTGAGCGGTCAGCTCAGCGGACTGAGTGCGGCCCCACGCCACCGACGTGAGCAGAGACTCCGTCGCGAGCGTCTGCCCGGAATGAGTGCGAGTGATGGTGCGGGCGCCGGTGACGGTACCGACTGTCTTGAGCACATCGAACGACGTGTTCACGGCGTCGTCGAACAGGCACGTGAACGTGTCCTGATGATCGGCGATCAGCTCCAGCGTCGCCCGTGCGGACTGCGAGATCGTGGTGATGTCCTGCACACCCTTGGTTGTCGACATGTTCGCCTGGCTGATGTGCGCATCGAGTTCTCGGGCGGTACCACCCGAGTCGTCGACCGCGAACGATGTCCAGCCTGCACCTGATTCGATTGCAATGACTACTGCGCTCCTCTACGTAGGCGCCGGACCTTCGCCCGACGCATGTTCTCTGCGTGCGTGACTGGCTCCAGATGCTCTGGGTTGACGCATTCACGCACATTGCATAGGTGGTCGATCTCCAACCCCTCAGGGATCGGGGCGACCAACATCTCATATGACAGGCGATGACCACGAACGAACCCGCTCGATCCGTCTTTCGTGCTTCCGACACCGAGCTGGCTATAACCCTTCGGATTCGTGGCTCCGGTCCATAGCCAGCATCCACCTCGTGGGTCGCGCTCGACATACTGCCAGAACCGCTCCTCCGTCGACCGAACCTCGGGCCCACCACCAGCGCGGTTGGTCTGGCGTTTGGCGGCCTCGCTGATCTTGGCTCGCTGCTCATCAGGCATCGGTTTGCCGGCATTCGAGCCAGGGTGTCCAGCATGGCTGTTGTGGCCGCTGCGGTATTTGCTGACTCGGTTGCGGCGCTGGTCGGTCGCTGCTGGTTCCCCGCATCCGCAGGCACACGGCCGTGGCAGTAGGACGGTGTAAGTCATCAGTTGTTCACCGCGTCGGCCATCTTGTTCCACGACTCCGCCAGGTCCTCGATCCAGTCCGCACCGCGACTGTGAGCACGGAGAATCGAGGCCGGCCGGCCGGTCGTGTTGAGCTGCTCTTGGACTCGTGCCGCTGGGCCGTCGCCGACGACGTAGAGCGTCGGAGCCCCGACGACTCGCTTGCGATGCGATGGCACCGAGAACGTCTGTTGTGCTCGTCTGTCGCGAGCGTCCTGGAAGCATGGAGTCCCAGCAGGGAACGTGAAGACGGTCACCCCCGACGGGTCTTTCGTTTCGGTCCAGCCTCGGCGGTTCGTGACGTGCCGGATGTAGTCGGCGCAGATCTCACCGAGTTTCATGCTCTCATCGATGCGGACATCCCACCCTGCGCGAAGTTTCGGGCAGTCGAACGCGGCGCAGGTCACATACCGCCAGTGAAGCTGCGGGGGAGAGATCGCCGAGTACGTCTTCCATCCGCCGTCTCGGACTCGGGCGACTGCAGAGCTGGCGGTCATCACCATCAGAACACCACTGCCACCGGGTTGCGGTTCACGGCTACGGCGAAGGTCACCGACGTGAACGTGCCTGACAGCTCGGCTCGGAGCCAGCGCTTCACGTTCTCGGTGGCACCGGTGGCGATCCGCTCCGAGCCGACGGCTGAGACCGTGGTGAAGGTGGCGCCGGTGACATCGGCGTACGGGTCGCCGGATCCGTCATCGTCGGAGTCCTGGATAGCGATGTCGACGCTGGTCCCGGTGAACGCGGTCACGTGGAGGATGGCTTGTAGCCCGAAATCGGTCGACCCGACTGCTTGGAGATCATCGACGCCGGTCAGCCCTCCTGCGGCGCCGATGGTCTCCTCGCCGGCCGTGAGAGAACGACCGAGTTCGAGACCGTAGTTGTTGGCGACGGCCTGCACATCGATCGTGAGATCCTTCGTGTTCGCCACATTCGGTGAGTACGTGATCTGCTTGCCGATCATGAACCAGGCGGGGGCGCCACGGGTAGCGCGGTGATGGTAGGACAGAGCCCGGTCAGCGTTCGGCAGGGTCCGCAGCACCGGCTCTGCCTGCCCGGCGTCGGTGTCCCACAGTGCGGTCACATCGATCGCGCCGTGCCGGATCGTCGGCGTGCGCCGCGTCGCCTCGTCCTGGATCGTGGTCGTATTCTGCACACCGAGATCCATCATGAGCCGCCGCATGGTGGCGGTCGACCCGCTGATGTTGTGCTCATCGACGAACAGGCGTCCGCCTACTCCACTGGTGATAGTCATGTCCTAGTCGGCTCCCACACGTTGAAAGCGACGAACCCGGCGGTGATCGTCTCAGCTCGGTACTTGGTGTTCTCTTGGTCGAGATAGCCGGCAGCCCAGCGCAGCGGGTCACCGTAGGCGCCGGCCGGATCCAGCTCGACCGCGTCTCCGTACTCGATCGGAGTGTGAATCACATCGAGGATCGTGTCGCGAGCGTCGGACACCTTCGGATCGACCTGGGTCTGTTCCTTGTCTCGACCGAGCGGCATCGTCAGATACAGGTAGAGGATGTAGGACTGCCAGACGGACGTGCCGGACAGTGTCGACGCCTGCGGGACGGTGCGGCCGGGCCCGTTGACGACAGCGCAGTGCACCCGGTCGTCGGCGTCCGGCGCCGAGTCCGGTTCGTATCCGGTGACGGTGGCGACACCGGCTGAGCGGACGCGATCGATCAGCTTCCGTCGGATCACCCGGGCGTGCTGCACCATGAGCGTCATCAGCCGTTGATCCTGGCGATGACGGGCTGCAGGTGGAACTCGAACAGGTCAACCGCTCGCGCCTCGATGCGCTGATGAGCGTTGCGGAACAGGTGATAGCCCCGGAACCGGGTGGTGAAGTTCCGTCGGCTGGTGCCCTCAAGCCACCGCACGTACGGCAGGACACCAGGCAGTACCCGCGACTGGAACGCTGAGTTCACGATGTGGAGCAGCGACGTGTACCGCCCGGTGGGAGCTCGGAAGACGAGCGTTTCCACGTGCAGAGCCTCCAGAACCTGCTCAGCGAGTTCGAGACGGGCCTGCTCGACGCCGTGGGTGAGCATCCACTCGGCGTTGCCGTCGAACAGCGGGCCGCGGAAGATCACCTCCGTCATTGCTTGCCTCCGGTGGCGTAGTGCCGACCCTTCGGCTTGTACCGCCGCTTGACGTCGTCTCGTTTCGACTTGAGGCCGGCGCCGCGTGCCTCGCGCTCGTTGTCCCCCGACCCGATGGTGCGGGCGTATCCGGCGTTCTCCTGGGCGAGCTGCACGATCGCCTCCGCGAGACACAACGACGTGACTCCGGCCGGTGGGACGTGGCGCTGCACGACAGCAGCGTCGGCGTGGGTGGCGGCGGTGGTGCCGAGCTGGCCACGATCCACGGTGTAGGTGCGCACAGCGTAGATGTCATCGCCGAGGGTGTGGGCCGCGAGCGTGCTGCCCTCTACCGCCCGGGAGACGATCAGGTTGTTGGCGGCGATGTCATCGATCCGCATCCGCTCAGTGCCGACGAGGAGCCGCTCGCCCTTGACGTAGGCGGTGCCGTCAGCGACTGCCACGGTGTTGTCGTCAGAGTCGACTGTGAGGTTGGCGAGCAGGTCCTCGGTGGTGTCCGACCAGGCGGTCCCGGTGATGATCAGATACTCGCTGTCGATCTTGACGGCGTCGCCGATGTCGAGCTTGGAACCGTCGGTGGTCGTGAGCGATGTGGCGGTGGT